AACTCATAGTATGCTGCTGCATAAAACATTTCCTGAACGAAATAGTTTTCCAACCATTTCTCAGGTTTAATTTTTTCAGAAGTTTTAAAATCTATTACCGCTAGTTCGCCATCATACTCAGCGATACAATCAACTCTACCCGCAAGACCATAGTATTCAGAGTAAAGAGTCCTCTCTATAGCGTGTATGTTATTTATCTTATCCAGATATGGAGTAGCATGATGGAACATAAACTTAGTAGCAGGAAGGTAATCCTCCCACACCAAATTTCTATTCTCCAAATATGCCTGAGCAGCTTCATGAAAATCTGTTCCACGGGCAGTCGCCTTCCTTGTAATACGGTTTGCTTCTTCTATACCAACTCTCTTTCTCCAATCAGCAAAGATCTGTCTATTATAAAAAGATGTTACTGATGTAATGGATGGAACCCATCGACCATCTGGGAGATTATACAATCGAATCCCATTCTTTTCTTTCTTTTCTAGTTCTAAATCACCTAAATGATTTTCATGGATAAAATTCATTAAAATCCCCTCACTGTTCCAAGATTAGATTTCTTCTTTTTAGTTTTCCCAAATAGAAAACTTACAGGACATTTACTTTCACTAGTTGTTCTAGTAAATAATTTTCCTTTCCAATTTTTATCACTCCAACCTTGCTTCTGTTTCTTTGCATACCTAGTTTTAATTTTCTCAATCACTTTAGAGTTCTTCTCTTCCCTGAGAATAACTCCATCATCTAAATTATCTGTTGGGTAAAAACGTATATTACAAACAGGATCACCCCTCTTAATAATGACTGGTTTAGTCTCATCAACTACAGTCATTGCAAGACTAGATGCTCTTGACCAGTTAGATAAATTAAACCAACCACCAACAGCAATGAAATTATTATTCAATGCAGTCATAGGATGGGCATCAAATTCAAACCAGACGTTATCTGCTTCTGTCCAAAATAAAAACATAGGAGATTTCAATTGAAGGACTGGATTAGGTGCAGAAAAATAATCATCATTATATTCTAATAACTCTTGGTTATCACACCTAACAGTAATTCCTTCTGAGGTTCTATCAACCTTTGCTTCAAAATCAATGGGAGAATGTGCTACAAATATCCTGTTATTCTTATGATGAACAACAGGACATTGTGAATAGATATACTGCTCATCAATTCTTTGTTTAACAAGACAGTCACCAGGAGTATCAACTCCAAAATAATGTATCTTTGTGGACATTACATACCCATTTCTAACTTGGTAAGAATGTATTCTTTGACTAATCCTGAACGAACGATATCTTCTATTCCAAACTCAACAATATCAACTGATGACATGTTGCGAAGAATTTTCATAAAGTCTATGATACCATTCCTCTCATTGGTCTTAACCAAATCAGATTGAGTAGCATCACCACAGAACATAATCTTAGAACTCTCACCAACTCTAGTCATTATACTATCAAGTTCATGAAAATTCAAGTTCTGAAATTCATCAACAATAATAATTGCTTTATCAAATGTTGTACCACGAATGAAACTGGTAGACCAAAACCCAATGGTATCCTGTGCTTTTAGATTACCATACAACATCTCAAAGTCTGCCTCTGTAGGCATCTCAAACATATACTTTACCATATTCTTATATGGTATCTGGTATAAGAAAGACTTGTCCTCATGATCTCCTGGTAAGAAACCAATCTCCCTTGTAGAGACCAATGACCTTACAATATAGATCTTCTCATAAGGTGTCTCTGGATTCAAGACATCACATAGTGCATTATAAAGAGTAATAAAAGTCTTACCTGTACCAGCAACACCATATGCTATGAGATTTTTATCTTCCTCATATGCATTATAGAGAATTCTCTGGTTATCTGTGAGGGGTTCAATGTCCCTCATCATATCAGTATTAATAGGTTTCTTTCTCTTCATCTGCTTCGCGGTCATCCCGACCCCAATTGGTTGATCAGCTTTCTTTTTACGTGGCATACTTAGAAACTATAATCGCGATTTTTACGAACGTTAGCACCTGGTTGTTTCGATGCTCTATCAAGAACCTCATTCCATCCACTAGAATTCGCTTCACCTGTCCATCTAAATTCATTTGACGCGGTAGCACATCCTTTTGACCAATCCTTATCCCAATCTGGATTATCTTCTTTCCATTGTGCATATTCTTTCATAGTCATAGAGAGTTCTTTCTCCTCTCCAGTCTCTTTATTTTTTACAGGATATGTTGGCATAGTAAAATAATGTGTAGTTTTATTTAGACCCAAGCAAGGGCTTCAGAGACTGCAGGAAACTGTTCAATGAAGACCTTCATACATTGCTCTGCAATTTCCATGTGCTCTTTTTGTGTTCCATGTGCAGAGCGTAAATTTATATAGTGTATCCAAGAACGACATGAACCAGTCATATAAATTCTCGTTGGTGTAGAAAGAGGAAGTACAAACCTTGCACACTCTTTTGCTATACCATCGTCAAGCATCTTATTATAAAGGTTCATAGAATCTTTAAAGTGCTCCTCCATTAAAATATTATATTTCTGAACTACCCAATCTTCTACATCATCAGTAGAGTTCTGACGATTCTTTACATCCTGTCTTCTGAGTTTAGGAAGAGGAATTGTTTCACTCAACAAATTAGTATCAGCATATCTCTGTGAGAATTCCTGATAAGTAAATGATCTATGACGTAGTATCTGTGCTGCTAATCCTCTAGTAGTATTAATCTCCAACGTCATATATGCTTGCTCAAAGACACTCCAATGACCGTGCTTGATACAATAACTTAATAGACCAGCAAACTTTTCATTGTTCTGGTTCTTTGGGTTAGAGACTCTAGCAACATATGCCATCGTCTTTTCTGCATCAGGTGTAACACTAATCAGTTTAACCGTCATCGTCTTCAAAAACCTCATCGTATGAAACATCTGGTGAAGAGAAGTCATTATCAGTGTATGCCTGTAGATCAGAGTAAATCTCCGACTCCAGTTCATCCACAATCTCTTTAAGAGCTCTAACTAAAACTTTTAGTTTTGCTTTGTTCATTACTTTCTCTTTCTCACTAATTATAATACAAAAAAAGAGGAGCGTCAATTGCTCCTCTTAAAAACGTATATGTAAGTCAGTTACTTACCTTGCACATAGAACTTTTTCTTCTGTGTGCTTAACGCCTCTGTATGTTAGTTCAGAGACTTGCTTACGACAGTTCTTGCTGTCATTGGTATCATATTTGATACCACGGTAGGTGACTTGTGCCATTGTGTGACTCCTAAAGTAGTTGGATTTTTAGGCCCGTTCCTTTAGTCGTTTGCGTCCCAACACCCAGCTTCAGTAGAATCTTTAACAATTCTAATCAACTCGACCTTCTGTTCTTGAGGAACATTTCTCCCGTTGAATTTCTCTATAAGAGATTCAGCGTCAGAGCAAGAAAGAGTTGATGCTAGAAGGATGGGTATCATAGGGATGAACGCTCCGTTCCGCGACTTACTTGCGACCCCGAAGGGTTGAACGATTGTGTTAATAATAACACAGTTATACTATATATGCAATAGTTTTTGTAGTCTTTGATACAATTTTAACCTATTTGAAATAAGTCTTAATAACTTGTACCTGATCATGGTAACGTGCGATCTTGTCTAACTCAATCTGAATTGCTTCAGTGATATCAGAATGCTCACCGATACCTACAGGATGGGTCAAGTAAACCTCAACGTTCGCCTTGTGCTTTTCTATCTCCCCAGTAGCGTGAGCTAAAAGAGCTTTTAGTAACTGTTCTCTCATGTATGCCTCTGGCGTGGCCATTATTTTCTATCATTTTATTATACCATATCATTTCTGTCAAGGATACTTCACGTCCTAGTTGTATTCTGCAAGCAATTTCACTTACTCGTAACCGATTGTCTTTGCTTAACATAGTTAATTGCCTCTGGTAAAATTGCGTATTCTTTTCTTTGAATTTGTTTTGTTAATGATTCTACAGTATCGTTAGGAAGAATAGGAACTTTTGACTGCATAATTATCTCACCACCATCCAGTTCTTCATTAACATAATGTACAGTACATCCAGTAAATTCTTCACCTGCTTCCATTGCTCTCTCAACTACATTCAATCCTTTATACTTTGGAAGTAATGATGGATGTACATTAATTATAGGACAAGGAAACTCAGAAGGTTTCTTCAATACTCTCATATATCCTGCAAGGATTATAAGATCAACACGCCAAGCCTTAAACAACTCTATCATCTGATCCTCATTCTTATGACTGATATGACAATGAGGAATCCCAAATTTAACTGCTCTCTTAGCAGCACCACATTCTTTCTTATTGTGTATCATCAACACAACTTCATCTTTATTACAAGTCCTTACTATGTTTTCAAAGTTTGTTCCGTTTCCAGAACACATAACTCCTAATCTCATTGGTAGTATGCAGGTTTGTAATGTGATGTATATTCTGGTTCATCTTCTGTTACTAGATGTTTAAACTGTTCAGTATCAAAATAAGATGTATAGTGGAAGTTACCTTCTCTCTCATCCAATACTTCATGAATAAGAATCTTCATCTCTTTTGCAAAAGTATGAGTGAATAACCTACGAGGTTTAACAACAGCAGGTTTATATTCCTGCTTCGGTGCATTCTTTGCATCTTCAGGACTCATTGGAGCACCCATTCCCTGAGTGTCTATGTAAGATCCTGGTACTGGTTTATCAGACATAATAAATTAACGTTTTCTTATTTATCAATTGATGGCATAAGATCTTGTATCATAACACTATAATTTGCTCTTGTCTTCATCTCCAATTTAATTACAAACTTACACATTTGTCTAAGAGATTCAACATCATTACACTGATCTATCTCTCTTGATATTTTCTCATACTCAAACTGCTGAGAAGTATTTACAAGTGTGATGTCATCAGGATTCATTTAATGGCCTCCCATGTTTATCAACTAAACCCATCTGTTTTACTTGATGAAGATTAGATTTCCTTTGCCGTTTTTTAATCTTCTTATACTCTTTAATAAGTTTATCTACTTCATTCTCTGGTATATTAACCTTTAACTCTTGATCTTCATTTTCAACAAAACCAATACCACTCTTCTTACCCTCTTCCTTTTGATCAACATACTCATTGATAACATCTTGGATCTCATCTCTTATGAGAGCATTCACTTGGGCTTTAAGTAGTTCGTCACTCATTATTTTCTCCTCTTTTTTTTCTCAGGAGGTTTATATCCCCACTGTCCTGGATTAATAGTTCCATGACCATAATCTATTTTCTGAATACCATCCTTACCAAATTTATCATAATAAAGATCAAAGATATTAACCTTTGAACCACGAACAAGATCTCTATGAATCTTACCCTCACTCTTATAAGATACTATCATAGTATCTGTTGGAAGTTTTCTCTCCTGAATCTGTTCTTCACTAGCATCATCTACCA